TGGTGGATTCCGAGGTCTATAACGAGATATTTCCCGAATTGACGCTCCAAGCTGACTCAAAAGCGGCTGGCCGGTGGAACACCAGCAAGGGCGGTGACTATTTTGCCATTGGTGTGGGCGGTACAGTGACGGGTAAGGGTGCTGACGTACTGATAATAGACGACCCGCACTCAGAACAAGAGGCGGCGATGGCTGCGAGTAACCCAGAGATATACGACAAGGTGTACGAGTGGTACACGTCAGGTCCGCGTCAGCGTTTGCAGCCGGGTGGGGCAATTGTGATCGTTATGACGCGCTGGGCACAACGAGATTTGACCGGTCAGGTGCTGAAAGCTGCCGCTGCAAGGGGCGGTGAAGAGTGGGAGGTGATTGAGTTTCCCGCCATCATGCCGTCTGGCAACCCCCTATGGCCGCAGTTCTGGTCCATAGAAGAACTTACAGCGTTGCAGGACGAACTGCCTAATAGTAAGTGGCAAGCGCAATACCAGCAGAATCCTGTAGGTAACGAGTCAGCTATTGTGAAGCGGGATTGGTGGAAACTGTGGGATCATCCCGACCCTCCCCCGTGCGACTACATACTTCAGACTTGGGACACTGCGTTTGAAAAGAATAACCGGGCTGACTACTCTGCGGGCACGACGTGGGGTATCTTTTATAACAATGAAGATCACAGCCTGCCCAACATCATTCTGCTCAACGTGTACAAGCGTCGGGTGGAGTGGGTAGAGCTAAAGCGCGACGTACTCAAGGAGTACCACGACTGGGAGCCTGACGGAATACTTATTGAGAAAAAGGCGACGGGGGCTCCGTTGATATATGAACTTAGGGCAATGGGTATTCCGGTGCAGGAGTACACGCCCAGTAAGGGGCAAGACAAAATTGCCCGCTTAAACTCTGTATCGGACATAATTGCATCGGGGAAAGTGTGGGTGCCTGGAACTCGTTGGGCTGAAGAGCTAGTGGACGAGATTGCAGCATTTCCAGCAGGCGAACATGATGACTTAGTGGACGCAACCACCCTTGCGTTAATGCGTTTTAGGGCCGGTGGGTTTTTACGACTTCCGAGTGATGAACCGGAACCTACAAGACTCTTCAAATCTGGCCGACGCGCTTCTTTCTATTGATGAGGTTTTAAATGGCTACAAACAGCATGGTGTCTTCTCTTTACGCAGCCCCGCAGGGGATTGGGGACTTACTCGGGCAAGATGAGCCTGCAATGGAGATTGAGATTGAAAACCCTGAGGGGGTAAAGATTGGCGTGGACGGCCTAGAGATTGATCTCATGCCCGAGAACAACATGCGGGAAGGCGAGGAGTTTGACTCTAACTTAGCTGACTTTATGGACGAGAACGAGCTAGAGTCGTTGGGGTCTGATCTGCTAGAGGACGTGGACGCAGACATCTCTAGTCGCAAAGACTGGGTAGAGATGTTTGTTAAAGGGCTGGACGTGCTGGGTATGAAGTACGAGGAGCGCACCGAGCCTTGGAACGGAGCTTGCGGGGTGTACTCCACAGTGCTAACAGAAGCAGCAGTGCGGTTCCAGAGTGAGACCATTATTGAGACTTTCCCCTCCACGGGGCCAGTAAAGACCGAGATCATTGGCGCGATTGATCGCTTGAAAGAGGAAGCAGCGGACCGTGTAGCAGCGGACATGAACTTCCAGTTGACCGAGGCGATGCCCGAGTACCGCCCAGAGCACGAGCGCATGTTGTTTAACTTGGGGCTTGCGGGCTCTGCGTTTAAGAAGGTGTACTACGACCCAAGCCTTGGGCGTCAGACCGCAGTATTTATTCCGGCTGAAGACATCATCATTCCCTACGGCTCCAGCGGTGCTAGAACGGCTGAGCGTGTTACGCACATCATGCGTAAGACTAAGAACGACGTTAAGAAACTGCAAGTAGCTGGGTTCTACCGCGAGTGCGAGTTGGGTGAGCCTGTCACTATCCACACGGACGTAGAAAAGAAAAAAGCAGAAGATCAGGGATACAGTTTGACCGATGATGAGCGGTATCAAATCTATGAAATACAGGTGGATTTCAATTTGCCTGGATATGAAGATGAGGACGGCATAGCGCTTCCTTACATCATCAGCATCGACAAGGGCTCAAACAAAGTTCTTTCTATCTATCGCAACTGGGACGAAGAAGAGAAGTTAAAACTCAAGCGTCAGCACTTTGTACAGTATGACTACATCCCCGGGTTTGGCGCATACGGGTTCGGGTACATCCACCTGATTGGTGGTTACGCCCGTGCGGGTACAAGTCTTATCAGGCAGTTGATTGATGCGGGTACGCTCAGCAATTTGCCCGGTGGACTTAAAGCGCGTGGCTTGCGTGTAAAGGGAGACGACACCCCCATCGCCCCCGGAGAGTTTAGGGATGTGGATGTCCCCAGTGGCTCTATCCGCGACAACATTATGGCGTTGCCATACAAAGAGCCTAGTCAGGTTCTTGCAACCTTGCTGGATAAGATCACCGAAGAAGGCAGGAGACTGGGGTCGATTGCTGATATGAACGTCAGTGATATGTCTGCCAACTCTCCCGTGGGTACGACTCTGGCTATTTTAGAACGGCAGCTTAAAGTGATGAGCGCTGTTCAGGCCCGTGTTCACTATGCAATGAAACAAGAGTTTAAGCTCTTGAAAGGCATCATTCGGGACTACGCTCCTAAAGAGTATGAGTATGACCCCGCAGGTGGGGACCGCAAGGCCAAACAAGCCGACTATGACCTCGTAGAAGTCATTCCTGTTAGCGACCCTAACAGCAGCACAATGGCTCAGAGGATCATGCAGTATCAGGCTGTGATCCAGTTGGCCCAACAGGCTCCACAGATATATAACTTACCCATGCTGCACCGGCAGATGATTGAGGTCTTGGGCGTTAAGAATGCGGATAAGCTCGTACCTACAGAGGACGATGAAGTGCCGAAAGACCCCATCAGTGAGAATATGGGTTTCTTGCGCGGGGAGCCTACGAAGGCGTTCATGTACCAAGATCACGATGCCCACATTGCTGTGCATACGACGTTCATGAAAGACCCGATGATTGCGGCGCAGATAGGCCAGACTCCACGGGCGCAACAGATGCAGGCGTCCATCATGGCGCATATTTCAGAGCACTTGGCGTTTCAGTACCGCAACAAGATCGAAGAGCAGATGGGTGTACCGCTCCCACCGCCCAACGAGAAGCTTCCAGAGGATGTCGAAGCGCAGTTGTCTCGCCTCACCGCGCAGGCGTCTGCTCAGTTACTGAAACTTAACATGTCTCAGGCACAACAACAGCAGGCTCAGCAGCAAGCTGAAGACCCGATCATTAAGATGCAGCAGCAGGAATTGCAGCTTAAGGGTCAAGAGATTCAGCTTAAAGGGGAGAAAATAAAAGGCGACTTGCAAATCAAGGAAGCTGAATTGGCGCTTAAAGCCCAAGATATGCACGCCAAAGCTGGGGTGGATAACCCACAACTGATCGCCCAGCGCCACCAGCAAGAGATGGCTGCGTTACAACAGGCGCAAGAAATAGAAATGCAGAGGCATCAGCAAGAGCAAGCTATGAAACAGCAGCAAGGGCAGCAAGCTATGCAGCAAAAAAATATGCAGGCTCAGCAAGCACTAGCGCATGGTGGGCAGGTTCACGCTCAGAAGCTATCCCACGCAGAGCAGCAAGCGCAACATAGGGCAAGACAGGCCGCTATGCAGGCGTTACAGGCATCAAAAGATCGACCAAAGTCAGATAAGGACAAATAATGGATACAAGTGCATTCTCGCTGCTTAACTCCAAATTGGAGGATCGCAAGAAGGAACTTATAGAGATTTTGAGTGATGGTAGCGCGAAATCCTACGATCACTACAAAGAATTGTGCGGGACTATCCGAGGTCTCCTAACCGCGCAATTAGAGCTAGGTGACCTCGTGCGTAGAAACAAGGAAAACGACGATGACTGAATTTGATGTTGCGGCAGTAGACCTGTCTGGTATTTTGAACGCGCCAGCGGAAGAGAAGGCAAAACAAGTGCCGGACCCCGCTACGTTTCATTTGCTATGTGTTCTTCCCGATATTGACGAAGAGTATGAGAGCGGCCTAGTGAAGGCTGGCCAGACTATGCACTACGAGGAAGTTCTTTCCCCTGTGCTGTATGTCGTCAAGATGGGACCCGACGCTTATAAAGACGAGAAACGGTTCCCTACTGGTCCGGCTTGTAAAGCTGGGGACTTTGTGTTGGTTAGACCCAACACCGGTACACGGATCAAAATTCATGGCAAAGAGTTCCGCATCATCAACGATGACTCGGTTGAAGCGGTGGTTCAAGACCCGCGTGGTATTTCCCGCGCATAAGGAGTAAATCATGGAAAGAGAAGTTTATAAGTTTCCTGATGAAAAGCAGGCAGAAGACGACGCCAAAGACAATATCAGTTTTGAGATCGAATCCGATACAAAACCTGAGATCGAAGTCCTAAATGACGTTCCTGAAACGGACCGCAATCGTGTGCCTATGGAGAATACGCCAAAGGACATGACTGATGATGAGCTTAGTAAATACGATGAAAGTGTTCAAAAGCGAATTAAACACTTTACTAAAGGCTATCATGAAGAACGTCGGGCTAAGGAAGAAGCCCAGCGAGAACGGGAAGAAGCTCTACGCCTAGCGCAATCGGTTGTTGCTGAGAACCGGCAACTACAGGGGTCACTGTCTAAGGGCCAAACTGCACTGCTAGAACAGGCCAAAAAAGCCGTTAATGTTGAGCTAGAGCAGGCCAAAAGACGGTACAAGGAAGCGTATGAAGCAGGGGATTCCGATGCGTTGGTAGAAGCGCAAGAGGAAATGACCAATGCAAAAATTAAAGCGGACCGGGTTAATAACTTTAAACCAGCCCCTTTACAAGAATCTAAAGATAGTGTACAAATAACCCAAAGAGCACTTGAGCCACCTGTAGACCACAAAGCTATAGAGTGGCAAAAACGTAACTCTTCATGGTTTGGGGCTGATGATGAGATGACTAGCTTTGCACTTGGACTCCACACCAAGCTAGTTAAATCTGGAGTTGATCCTCAGTCCGACGAGTACTACGAGAAGTTAAATTCTCGTTTACAACAAATCTTCCCGGATGCGTTCGAGTCCGAGAGATTAGTGGATGCGCCTACTCCACCAAAAAAATCGAATGTTGCGCCCGCAACGAGAAGCACAGCGCCTCGAAAGATCGTGCTAACTCAAACACAGGTAAATCTCGCCAAACGGCTTGGGGTTCCATTGGAACTTTATGCGCGTAAGGTTGCTGAAGAACAAATGAGGAAATAAAAATGGCAGAGCAAAACAAACTTAGTCGTGAACTTGAATCCCGCGCTCGTGAAGTGCGCCCAGTAACCAAATGGGCACCTGCTGAACTTCTACCCGAAGTTGACGAAGAGCCGGGGTACGCGTTTCGCTGGATTCGTACCAGCATGATGGGTCAAGCCGATGCCAAAAATGTTTCCTCAAAATTCCGTGAGGGTTGGGAGCCTGTAAAGGCTTCAGAACACCCCGAAGCACAACTTTTTGCCGAGCCTAATTCCCGGTATAAAGATGCGATTGAAGTGGGTGGACTTATCCTCTGTAAAACTCCGGTGGAGTTTATCGAGCAGCGTAATCAGCATTTCCAAAAAATTGCTGATTCACAAATGGCTTCGGTAGATAACACCTACATGCGCGAGAGCGATGCTCGTATGCCGCTGTTTAATGAGCGCCGCTCAACAGTGACTACGGGACGAGCTTTCGGTTCTGGTTCTTAATTTTTAGGAGTCTTAAATGGCTTATCCTACAGTCTCGGCCCCTTACGGTCTAAAGCCTGTAAACCTAATAGGTGGACAGGTATTCGCGGGTGCAACCCGTTTGATGGAGATTGCGAGTGGTTATGCCACCAGCATTTTCTACGGTGATTTGGTAAAACGTGTAGCAGCAGGAACAATCGAAAAGGATGCCGGTACAGCAACCGCCACCCCTGCCGGTATTTTCTTGGGTGTTCAGTTTACCAATGGTTCAACTGGCCAAGTACAGCAACAACAGTTTTATCCGGCTAGTCAAGCAATCGCTTCGGGGACTAAAATCTTCGCTGTGGTCGCTGATGATCCTGATACGCTGTTTCAAGTTGCCGTAGTTTCTAGCGGAACGACTATTTCCGGTGTTGGCATTAGCGCCATTGGAAATAACGCCGAGTTGGTTCAGAACGCTGGTTCTTCTACTACTGGCAATTCAGCAGTGGCTCTTTTGGCGGCGACCGCAACAACCGTTACTTTGCCTATTCGTATTATTGATGTAGTTCGGGACACCGCTACTGCTGCTGATAACTTCCCTGAAGTTATTGTCAAAATCAATGCGACTATGCATCAGTACAACAATGCCACTGGCATATAAGGAGCATAAACCATGGCTATTTCACGCGCACAACTACTGAAAGAGTTGCTCCCTGGCCTGAACGCTTTGTTTGGCTTGCAGTATGCGACCTACCCTGAAGAGCACAAAGAGATTTACGAAACTGAATCTTCTGAGCGTTCCTTTGAGGAAGAGACCAAACTTTCTGGCTTCTCTGCCGCACCGGTCAAGAACGAAGGTTCTGCGATTGCGTACGACAACGCCCAGGAAGCATGGACGGCTCGCTACAACCATGAAACCATTGCAATGGGTTTCTCCATCACGGAAGAAGCAGTGGAAGACAACTTGTATGACTCGTTGTCCAGCCGCTACACCAAAGCTCTGGCTCGTGGTATGGCGTACACCAAGCAGGTCAAAGCCGCTTATGTGTTGAACAATGCTTTTACTGGCGGTCCAACATACGGCGACGGCGTAGTGCTTTGCTCTACTGCTCACCCGTTGATCTCTGGTGGAACCAACAGCAATCGCCCAACCACTGGCGCTGACTTGAATGAGACTTCGTTGGAAAACGCAGTTATTCAGATCGCTGCCTGGACGGATGAGCGCGGCCTGTTGATTGCAGCCAAGCCCAAGAAGTTGATTGTTCCTCCTGCTCTGATGTTCGTTGCAACTCGTCTCTTAGAGACCGAATTGCGTGTTGGCACAGCCGACAACGACATCAACGCGTTGAAGAACAATGGCTCTATTCCTCAGGGCTACTGTGTTAACCACTACTTGACTGACACCAATGCTTGGTTCCTGTCTACTGACGTGCCTAACGGGTTGAAGCACTTTGTGCGTATGCCCCTGGACACCAAGATGGATGGTGACTTTGACACTGGCAACGTCCGCTATAAAGCTCGTGAGCGTTATAGCTTTGGCGTGTCGGACCCTCTGGGTATCTTTGGATCGCCCGGTTCGTCTTGATGAGACTGGAAAAGGGGCCTTGTGCCCCTTTTTCTTTTGGTGTATATTGCATTCATCCCGGGGTCCCCGGTGTATCTGACAGTCCCGGCTGACGACATGCAGACAGATACGCCTCACTTGCATGTAAGGAAAAATCATGGCACGCAGTACATTTCAAGGCCCAATTCGTTCTTTGGGCGGCATCTATCAGCAAGGCCCAGCCGCTGTTGTTGAAATCACAACCAGCACCACTTTGAGTCCTGAAGTTCATGGTGGTCGCATCCTTAGCGTTGGTGGATCATTGGCCGCAGCACTTACGCTGACGTTGCCAACTATCAACGCATCTACCAACCCCACAACTTCTGGTCCTGGTCAAGACCCTAGCACGTTGAACAACGAAGGTGTTG